TGCGAAAGCATTCAGACGATCCCTCACTGCCTCCGACCACAGTGATCGCACCTTGAGTTTTGCCTTGCGAAAGCACCCCGTTGAGAGGTACCGATGCGCCAGGTAGGCAAACACGAAAAGGGAGAGCCATATAAGCCGTGCGGCGTCGAATCGGCCATCCTGCTTGTAGAGCGACTGGCTCAGGGCGTTCGCGATGATCCCGTTCGGAAGATCAAGCCACCAAGCGGCTGTCGTTGCCGCTGAAAACACCACGAAGTTACGCCGAATCTTGGCGTCGCCGTCATCGTCCATCGCTCGCTCCCTACGCATTGACGAACCAGTTCACCTGTGCGGGCTCTAGTGGCCGCCGCATCATGGGATCCTGTAAGAACGGGGCGACCGCCGCCGGTGCGCTAACACCTGCGACAGCCCCTCCGCCGTGATCGCGCACGGCTTTGGCCAAGACCCCGCCACCTGGTACCAGGCGAGGGGCATTCTGGGACCGGAGCCATGCAACCCATTCGTTGCGGCAGTTGCAGCCGACTTTTGGCCGTGGCAAGTTTCACGCGCCTGCAGATCAAGTGCCCGCGCTGCGGCACGATGAACGATGTGAGGGCCGAGAGCCCCGCACCCGAGCGCCCCAGAGCGTCGAGCATCCCTGAAGGGGAGACGCATGGGAAAGAGCATCGACACCTTGGCGGCCAAGCGCCGCCAGCGGTTCCCCCGGGCGCCGATTGAGCGCCCGGGCCAGAACGGCTTCGCCTATCGGCCGCAGTTCGGCCTGGTGGTTGTCTGCGACGACGAGGCCCACCAGCAGCGGCTGTACGCCCGCCTGGTCAAGCAAGGCATGCGGCCCAAGGTGGTGTGCGTATGAAGATCGCCATCGACCACAGCTGCGATGAGTTCGACAGCTACCGCGCCGCACGGGTCAAGTCGCTCTTCAACGTCGAGAGCGGTGCCAACTTCGTGCTGGATGCCGAGCTCGACATCGAGGGCGCTCCCTGGCAAATCGGCGTGATCGTTGGCCCAAGCGGTAGCGGCAAGACAAGCCTCGGGCGGGCCCTGTGGGGGCCCCAGGCCGTCTACTCCCCGGCATGGCCTGGCAACGCTCCTGTGATCGACGCGATCGCACCTTCAGGGCGGTTTGACGATGCCGCCGCGGCTCTGTCCTGCGTCGGCTTGGGCAGCGTGCCCACCTGGTTGCGGCCCTTCGGCGTACTTTCCAACGGTGAGCAGTTCCGTGCGAATCTGGCGCGGCTGATCGCAGAGGCGCCCGAGCGCGCCGTCGTCGACGAGTTCAGCAGCGTCGTCGATCGCCAGATCGCTCAGATCGGCGCGGGCGCCTTCGCCAAGGCATGGCGACGCACCGAGGGCCAGGCGGTGCTGTTGAGCTGCCACTATGACGTCCTGGATTGGTTGCAGCCCGACTGGGTCTTCGACACGGCCAGCGGCCAGTTCTCTCGGGGGTGGCTTCGGCGACGGCCACGCATCGACGTCGATCTCTGGCAGACCGGTTGGGAGCACTGGCCGGCCTTTGAGCCGCATCACTATCTGAAGCTGCCCCGCATGATCGCCGCCACCAACTACGTCGCGACCGTCGGCGGCCGCCTGGTGGCCCATGTGGCTGTCAGCACGCGCGCCGGCCTGCGCGAGGCGCGCGCCTGCCGCCTGGTCGTGATGCCGGAATGGCAAGGCGCCGGCGTCGGCTTGAGGTTTCTGGACGCGGTGTGCGAGCGGTGGCGGATCGGCGAGAACCGTTACGCCCGGTCCATGCTGACGCTCTTCCACACCAGTCACCCTGGCTTGGCATCGGCCCTACGGCGGTCCGCGAACTGGACCCAGGTGTCGGCCAAGCTCGTGGGCGAAGACAAGTCACGCAGCGCTGCCAGCATGGCGCGGTCTGCCGCGCGCGCTGGGCGACAGGGCGGCGCGACGGGCTACGGCGGCCACTTCAGGGCGGTGCAAGGCTTTCGTTACCTCGGTGATCCGGGGCGCGCTTGAACACAGGCGACAGCGAACGAGTTCGCCTATCGACCTGTCCCCCGCGTCGGCACCATGCCGGCATGACTGATCCGAAGTTCTGGCTCGATGCGCTGCAGTGGCTGTGCACGCTCGGCATGGCCGCTGTGATGTTCCTGCGCAAGCCGGGCGAAGACGCGGCGGCCGCCGTCGCGTCGCTCAAGCGCGAGACCGAGGCCACGTTACGGGTGCTCGATGACGACCACGACAAGGCGCTGCAGGCGCTGCGCCGCGATGTGGCCGGAACGCTGAGCAAGCACGCAAACCGCCTGGCCACCTTCGAAGAGCGCCTGCAGCACACGCCGACCAGCGACGAGCTGGCCGTGCTGGAGGGCACCGTCAAGGCGGTGTCCGCGCAGATGACGTCCCTGCAGGAGGCGCTGATCGCCGTGCGCCAGAGCCAGCTGCGGATCGAGGACTATCTGCTCAACCACAAGGTCGCTTCATGACTGCCCCCACCTTCGCCCAGCACCTGGATGCCCACCGGCGCCTTGCCATCCTCCAGGGGTTGGAGAGTTCGGCCCAGTACCGGGCCAACGAAGTGCTTCTGCGCTCGTTCTGCGACGCCGTTGGCGTCGCCGCCAGTCGTGACCGTATCCGCGGGGACGTCGCGTGGCTGTTCGAGCAGGGGCTGATTGAGCAGCAGCTCGGCGACTTCATCGTTGCAACGCTGACTGCTCGCGGTCTCGACGTTGCGACCGGCCGGGCCACATGCCCCGGCGTCGCGCGCCCCCAACCGGGCCTCTGACCGTGCCGCCCGTCCCGAAGATCGCCCAGCTGCCTGAAGAGCTTCGCGCCTGGCTGCATCGCTGCCTGGTCGAGCGCGCCTTCGGTGACATCGAGGCCGTGACCGTCGAGCTGCAGGACAAGCTGCGCGAGGCCGGCATCGCGATGTACATCGGCAAGAGCGCCGTGGGTGCCGAGAGCCTGAAGCTCAAGCGCGCCCAGGAGCGCATCCGCGCCACCACCGAGGCCGCCAAGCTCCTGGCCGACACCAGCCGCGACGACGGCGACACCCGCAGCGAGGCGGCGATGGCGCTGGTGCAGGGCGAGGTGTTCGAGCTGCTGCTGCAGGTGGGTGAGGCCGACGCCGAGGAAGACCCCACCGCTCGGCTCGGCATGCTCAACCAATCGGCCCTCGCGCTGAGCCGGCTCAGCCGCGCGCGGGTCAACCAGGCCAAGTGGAAGGCCGAGGTCGACGAGCGCGCGAAGACCGCCGCCGAGGCCGTCGCCAAGATCGCCAAGACGGGTGGGCTACAGCCCGACCAGGTCAACGAGATCCGGGCGCAGATCCTGGGGATCACGAAGCGGGTGGCGGCGTGAGCTGGGCGGACTTCGGCGATTTGGCCCTGATGTCCATGCCGGGATGGCTTGTGCTCGTTTTGGCCGCATGGGTCGATCGATGGGCGCGGGGGTCGGCATGAGCGATCCCGTCGGCGGATACCCCAGCGACATCGAAGAGGCGTCCCGCATCGGCGAGATGCTCGCCCGCGCCCAGGAGAAGGCGAAGCCAGGCGTCATTGACACCGGCATCACCCTCGACCGCCCCAACCACCTGGCGGCGGGCCCGGCCGTCGACGCCGCGCCGCCCACGGTGCTGCTGCCCTACCAGCAGCGCTGGATCGAGGACGATGCGCAGCTCAAGGTGATCGAGAAGAGCCGCCGCACGGGCCTGACCTGGGCAGAGGCCGCGGACGATGTGCTGATCGCCTCGAGCCACGGCGGCTCGAACGTGTTCTACATCAGCGCGACCCAGGACATGGCGCGGGAGTACATCGAGGCTGTGGCCATGTGGGCCAAGGCGATGAACTACGCGGCCAGCCAGATCGGCGAGGGCCTCTACGACGACGGCATGGACCCGGAGAAGGGCCGCCGCTTCATCAAGACCTATGAGGTGTCGTTCCCTGCTACCGGCCGGCGGGTGCTGGCCCTGAGCTCGCGCCCGACCAACCTTCGCGGCAAGCAGGGCGTCATCGTGATCGACGAGGCCGCGTTCGCGCCCGAGCTGGCCGGCCTGCTCAAGGCCGCGATGGCCATGCTGCTGTGGGGCGACAGGGTGCGCATCATCAGCACGCACGATGGTGCAGACAACCCGTTCAACGGCCTGATCGAGGAGATCCGGGCCGGCAAGCGCGGCAGCGCTACGGTGCACCGCATCACCTTCGATGAGGCTGTCCAGCAGGGGCTGTACCGCCGGGTGTGCCTTCGCAAGGGGATTTCCTGGACTGAAAGCGGCCAGGCCAAGTGGGTGAGCGAAGCGCGTGCGATGTACGGCGACGATGCGGCCGAGGAGCTGGATGTCATCCCCAGCCAGTCGGGCGGCGCCTACCTGTCGCTGGCCCTGATCGCGCAGCGCATGGTGCCGGCCTGGTCGCCGACAGCGCCCTCGGGCCCCGTGCTCGTGCGGGGCAAGTGGGATGACGCCTTCGCCTACCTGCCCGAGGACACGCGCCGCTACGCGATCCAGGGCTGGCTCGACGAGAACGTGCTGCCGCACCTGCGCCGGTTGAGTCCGCTGACCCGCAAGTTCGTCGGCAAGGACTTCGCGCGCAACCGCGACCAGGCCGTGATGGTGATCCTTGAGCAGGACGTGAACCTGATCAAGCGCCACGTCATGGTGGTCGAGCTGAGCAACTGCCCGTTCAGCAGCCAAGAACAGATCGACATCGCCGTGGTCGAGATGCTGCGGCGCTTCTGCGGCGGTGCCTGGGACGCCACCGGCAACGGCGCGGCGCTGGCCGAGAAGCTGGCG